CAGCAGGTCAGAAGGCTATTCTGGACACGCTGGGTGATGCTATAAATGACATTGATTTTAAACTAGTAGCAGGCTCCGCAAACCGCAGCCGCTATACTTACGCACAGCAAGATTTAGCTAAGCGGGGAGAGGTGTCTCTGCGCGCACCTAAGCGAGCTAACGGCAGCACCTGGACTACGGCCGGGGATGCACTGCGCGCTATGGATGCAGACACGAGCAAGGTAGCCGTGCACGAACTGATTCATGCCGCCACCGCGCGCGCTGTTGATAGTAACCCCGAGATTGCTAAGCGCCTGGAGGAAGTGCGCGCTGTTATTGCAGCTGACTCCACCCTGACACCGCGTATGCGATATTACGCAAGTAATGTGCATGAGATGCTGGCAGGCTTAGGCGACAGCCCTGAGTGGGTTGAGCACCTGGCACGTACGAAGTCTCCCACCGGTAAGAGCATGCTCCGCCAACTGGGTGAGTACATCATGAACGCTCTGGGCATCAAGGCCAAAGGCTCTGCCTTGGAGGATGTACTGGATGCGTATGAGGACGCAGTTAAGTGGACAGCTAAGGATTATGCAGACCAAGCCCAGAGCTTCCGTAGTGAGGCTTTCCAGGACCTGGCGGGCAGCACTACCCTCAACGAGGCTAAGCGTGCCCAAGCTATGCTGGACGGCGCTAAGAAGAAGCTCTCCACTATGTTTGCCCTGTACGACAACATCGCTCAAGGCAACGAAGACCTGGCTAAACTGCTAGTGTCTGACGCGTCCGCCGTAGGTGGCCGTCGCCCGTCCGTAGTGGACTTCAAGCGCAACCTCACTTTGGAGATGGACGCCAGCGCCAGCGTGGTGGAAGACGCTATCCTGGGCGCGTTGAAGGATAAGGGTGTAGGATTCTCTGAGCGCTTCTTCCATCGGAGCAAGTTCCGCGCTGAGCGAGCTGCACTGGAAGACCGCCTGAGCAAGTATCTGGATGCTGCCTACAGTGCTGACGTAAATGGCCGCGCTGTGCCGGTGCCGGATGCAGAGATTGCTCCACTGGTTGACGCCTATCGCCGTTCCGGCTGGGCTAGCAAGTGGCACGAGCATATGCTCAACGCCGGTCTAGTGGATGACGGTGCGTTGGTTAAATCCGACTACTACTTCCCACGTCAATACAGCTACGACAAGATGCGTCAAGGTATCGCACAGGGTAATACTCTGGACGACTACCGCGCCCTGTTCCGGTCCGCCCTGCGGGACGTGTACCCGAGCATGGAGCCAGAGGTAGTGCAGCGTGTTGCCAAGGAGATGGTTGACGGTATCTACAACGGCCGTGCCGGACAGTCTGGCCCTATGTGGAAGCAGCTGATTAACGGCATGGGTAACGACGAGGTCGTTATGGCTATGCGTAGCGCTGGTGTAGAGGAGTCTGCAATCCAGAGCTTCCTGGCCGGTAACGTACGCGAATCTGGCAGCACATCCCCTGCTCGGAACCTGCGCCAGCGTACTCGGTTCAACATGGACAAAGAGTATCTGGTGAATGGTAAGAGCATGCGCATGCAGGACCTGATGGATACTGACGTAGCCAAGGTTATGCACGGGTACACCAACCGTATGTCTGGACGTGTAGGCATGGCCTATGCAGGCGTACAGGACCTGGGGCAGCTAGCTAAGATGATTGATGAGTCCAAGCACGCACTGGCGGATTCCGCTAAGTGGGAGAAGACTGTCAATGACACCATCGACTTTATCCTGGGTGGGGCACCTGCTGACGCTGGGCAGCTTCCGGACCTGCTGCGTGCAGCCGGTAACATGGCTAACGCCACCATGCTTAAGAACTCCGGACTGTATCAGCTGACCGACACTGCGTTGGCTATGAAGGAGTTCGGTATGGCCCGTGTGCTGCGCAGTATGCGTGACCAGCCTTGGTTCAAGGAAGGTGCTGTAGCTATCAAGACTCCGGATATGGCTGCTCGTCTAGACACTGTGCTGCGGGGCAATATCCAGAAGGAGATGCGCTTCCGCTGGTTGAATACGTATGCTGACGATAACCTGGACCTGACCCGTCAGGCCTCCTGGTTCAACGTCACCCAGAACGTTGGGCAGGCTGCACGTCACGTCAACGGTATGAGTATGGTGCACCGGCTGCAAGTTAACCTGAACTCAGGTATTGTGGCAGATGAGCTTACACAAATGTTTAAGGGTGATGCTGAGGCGTTTAAGCGTCTGGAGCGTTTCGGGCTTACCCGCGACATTGCGGACCGCGCTATCGCTGCTAACAAGGCTAACCCTGGCGCTATGTTCCAGCCGGACCTGCAAATGCAAGTTGAGGTTGTGGGGACGCGTATGATGGACTACCTGGTACAGCAGGTTCGTACCGGTGAGACTTCACACTTTGCACAGTTCAACCCTATCGGCAAAGTCATTGTAGGGTACCAGAGCTTCGCATTGGCTGCCACTAACAAGATTCTGCGCCGGGAGCTGAACGATGCTGGATGGATTGGCGTCGCCCATATTATGGCGTACCAGTTCCCACTGATGCTGCTGGCTACTATGGCTAAGCATGGCATGGATGGGAGGGACGTAAGCACCCAGAAACTCATCGGTGAGTCCGCCGCAGGTATGAGCGCCATCGGCGGGATATCCTTACTGCAGGATATCTTCCTGGGGGATTCTCCTCGTCACTCGCTGGCGTCTATGGGTTACGTCACAGGGCTGCTTGGAGCGGTTCAGGACCTGGCTACTGGTAATATGGATATCAAGACCTTCACTAAGCA